CTGCACTAAATCGGCTGAAAATCCTTGGACAGGATAGTTCAAAATCTGGGTTGCATTTGATACCCTATTATTCCTAGTTCTAACCACATTAGGCCAGAAATATTGCCGCCCAGATGGCGTCTGTACGATCCCATTCTTCAGAGTTCCTGTCATTAATTGATCATGCCAAGAGTGAATGCCTTCGTATATATCATAGAAGCCGTCTAGGTATGCGGCTATATGCGGTGGGTGACCAAATGAAGTACCGCCGAACAGAGGCAAAAAGCTGAATGGTTTACCAGAGACTTGACGTTCTAATTTGGTGACTTCGTTGGGCGGTTTTTGCAGAACAATACTAGCTGTTTGTCTGTGAATATCTTTACCGTTCAGAATGTCTGCTATTCCCTGACCATCTCTACTTAGTTCGCAAGCCGTTCTGAATTCTAATCCGACGTAATCCGCTTCAACGATCAGATGCGAATTTCCGAACCGACTGACAATAGCTTTTCGTACAGGAAAGCCTCGCTTCGGCTGATTTTGTAAATTGGGAGACATGCCCCCACCAGAAGAAAGTCTTCCTGTAGCCGCCACCGTCTGATTAAAGTTAGGATGCAAGATGCCATTCTCTCTTGTACCGCGCTCAATGCCAGCGACAAACGAGTCGAGGTATGTTGAAATAGCATTCAGTCGAGAGATCTTTGTTAAGAACTCCACCGCAATATCTTTACCCTTGCCTTGTGCTTGAAGGATCAAAGACTTGATAGTTCCTTTGTCGGTCTTAAAACCATTTACTGAGGCGTAAAACGGTGACTTTGGAACCATCATCAAGCCAGCGGTTTCTCCAGTAGGCTGATATAAAGCCCCTGCCCCAGTACAAGTCTTACATTTAGTTCTATTCTTGTAAGGATCTCCCTGAACCCGATATTTCTTACCCAGCTTGATCTTAGTCTTAGTTTTGAACTTTTGGATAGAACCGACACCGTTACAGTCAGGGCAGCATACCGCCTGAGTTTTCTCGACTATTGTAGTAGTTGCTCTTACAGCCTCAGAAAACTGTTTAGCAGTCATTCTAGGCGGTCTAAGGGTTTTACCAGCCTCATTTGTACCAATGTTGAATGTTCTTATATGGGCATCCCTATTTTTTACTTCACGGCTGTAGACCACTTTGGTCATGTGCGCCCCAGACTGTAGGTTTATCGGAGTATCGCCCATAACCTGTTCGACTATCTCTGTAAGGCGCTCTGTAAGCTCATTCTTTTCGGCTAAGAACTGCTGTTTCACCTCTTCCAAGGCTTTCTGATCGATTTTTACTCCATTCATCTCAATTTCACAGAGAAACAGAAGCATTTCGTTCATAAAATCTAAAACTTTTAATAAGGAAGAATTTTCTTCTTTAGCAAAATCTTTTTGTTGAGATAAATAGATCTCTCCACACGTCTTCACGTCTGCAATTCCGTATTCTATTACATCGTCCAGAGGCATGGATTCAAAGCCAATACCTTTTTTAAATAGATCATCTACTAAATCAGAAAGTTTGAAGCTTTTGGTCTTTCTGCGCTGGGCTGTATGCTTTAAACTCATCTCTCGCCTTCGACCCTTGGACAAGACGTATTCGCCAATCAGAGTACAATAGATTTTAGGCGGTAGCTCAAAGCCCATTTCCATAAGCCACTCACAATCAAACTTGGCATTGTGAAATACGATCACGTCAGCTTCAGCTAAATAGGCTTTGAACCTATCAGTACTATCAGGCTGCTCACACTCGTCGTGATACCAGGTATCTATTAGAACTTCATCGACTGTCTCTTCACCTAGCCAGCCATACTGAGCCATCACACATTTATTATTAGGGTTCTTGGGTGAACCATCAATTCTATCGTCCTCTCGAAAGTCAACGGTAGTCTCTAAATCGCCTACAAGAATCTTCAAAAGTCAGGTTCTCCCTTGGCGTCAAGAACAGGAGTTCTGAATTTGTATTCCCTTTTTATAGTAGGCATACTATGATCAACTGGTTTTAGTACGCCAAGCTCTTTAAGAACCAATTCGAGAAATGGTGGTAAGGTATCATCCATCAGACAATCCTTTCGGCGCGTAAACTTCTCCATTATAGCCAGATCCAGTAGAATCCTTGCCATCTTCGACTCCGAAGTTGCACATGGTCAGTACAAAGAAACTAAGTACAATCCACAAGAGCGTCAGCTTGCACCACTTAATGAAAGCTATGTAAGTTTCTTCTGTTTGCTTTTGTATTTCTTCTCTAGTTTCCATCTCCATCCCTCCAGACTGTCCAAAGGATGGCAAGGCACAGAACTATTATTATAATATCATACGACATATCGGTTTAGCCCCACTTCAAGGTTGCACTGAATAGTTGTATGCCTTCCGCTGATCTTATTTTTCATTATGGTAATCCAGCGAGTAGGATCGTCTGGGTTCTCTGGGTCTACCCTTTTACCAAGCCCCACCAATAAATCGCTCTCTGACTGCTTGCCAACTTTTGAGCCTTCAAGCATAGACATGCTGAGTATTGTACGTCCTTCGGCCTCTGCGCTGGCTTGGCTCATAGCTATGATTGCACAGTTATGTTTCTTTGAAAGCTCTCTTAGTCGGTAATACAAAGCTCTAAGACGTTCATGTCCTGAATTAAACTTGTCCGTTAACTCAACTTTGTCAGCCATATCGCAAACGACTACATCAAACTTCTCTTTGGCTATGTAGGCGTCAAGAACATGAATATCCCAACCTTGGGCATCCCTGAATATCATTCGGTCTTTGATGCCGGAGAACTTTGCTATAGCGTCAGATGGTTTGAATCTAACTTCATCTTCAGTCATACCAGTGTAACACTGAATCGCTCTGAGCTTTACTCTGCGTCCAAATTCTTCGTTAGCAACATAGCCAACTTTAGCACCTTGCTGGCAGAAGCCACCTAGTCCAGCGCATAAGCTAACAGCAAAGGCTGTCTTACCAACATTACTGTAAGCAGCAACAACCATAAACTCGCCTCTACCAATGCCGTAGACTTCCCTAGACAAGGTTTCGATATTAAACTTAAAGCGATTTTCATCTGAGGTTGTGGCTAGTAGTTCATAGATATCGTCAGTGACAGCATCACCAAAGATATCATCTGGAAGGTAGCCTTTCGATACCCTCTCCAAAAGCTGGGTGAGCTTATCCATTGCACTGGTATCACCCTCATTCATTTTGACACCAAGTTGCGCTACATCGTTGCCGATCTCTTGCTGCCATAAGCTATTGATTACAGATGCGCTAATATCGCCATCTATATCAGGGGCAAAGGTGATATAGTTTATTTGTTCCTGAACTTGCTCAGACTGAGCTTCTGTCCAAGTAGGATGATTAGATTTCCAATAGGAAAATAAATCTGCACTAGTAATATCTTTTTTAAAGACATCGTGCATTTTAACAATGCAGCTATATATTTCAGCTAGTGTATCAGAAAATAATTCAGGTCTAAGCTTTGTTCTATTGCTCTCAAAGAATTCGTTGCTTAAACAGTTTTTTAATAAAGATTGTTCCAAGTAGTCAGTCCTTTAGTTGGTTTTAAACATTTGCTATTTATTAGCTATTGTTTTTCATACCACACAAAAGAACAAAAAAAAAGCCCCAATCGAAATTGAGGCAGTTTAAATTAATTTGTAATAATCTAGTTAACTGGTTTGTTTTGCCGGAACGCCATATTTTTAATATCGGGTTTTTGATTTCCCCGACGCTCTTTGATGTCTAAGGCAGTATATGTGACACCTTTGTTTGTATCTTTTATATCTTCTAGTATTCCGGTTAATCTTTGTTCTAGCTTCGCTGCGGCTGTAAAATCAGGTAAGTCTAGATCTACTAACATTATTGCTCTTAATTGCATTTGATATTCCTAAAGTTTTACGTCGGTACTATCATCTTCGACGAATTATTTGTTTGTCCACATAGTCAAGGTATGTGTCTATATTTAAAGCTAATCCATGATCATTTTCTCTGGGTGGAGCAAGTGCTACAATAGGGCTTCCCCATACGAAATTACCCACCCAATCGGAGGGCGAAGTTTTGCGTTCTAAATGTGAAAATCTTGTAATAGTTCTGTGTATTATAGCACCAACACTAGTCAGAGTAACTAATCTTTTATTCCACCAACGAAAAGAAATATAGTTTCGGAAGAAACTTTTTCTCCATCCAGTGTATTCGGTAATGTATGCGTTCTTATGGTTGTATATAACTCTTTTAGCCATGTTATTATGCCAATACTTTCTTTAATTCTATCACATTTAACATTTTTAAATCTCTTTTGCTAAAACGTACATGAATGTTATATCCATATCTCTTACTTTCTTTTAATGCAGCCAGGTTAGCATCCCTGTCAAGTATTAAATATGAGTTATTGTACTTATTAAGTGTTTTTGCAATGTTTTGTGATATTTTTGTTCCTAGCAAAGCTAATCCAACATGATTCGTAATTCTAGACACTGAACAAGCTGAAGCAACGTCTTCCACCATTACCACCTTGTTACCTGTTCCTACAGTGATACCAGAGTCAATTACTCCATAAGTTATCCATTTAGCTCCTATACCACTCAGAAGCCTTCCTACTGCCCCAGCGCCAGAATAAAACAGTACCCTGTTTTCAGAGGGAGCATATCTAATTTTAATAAGTTTATTTTGATAAGCTTCTAAGCTATTCACTGTTTCCAGATATTCGATTGCTTCTGGGCAGTTCTCTACCTTTGTAGTTATTTCTGGGAGAACTCTTCCAACAGGTTTATCTTCTAGCTTTTTATTGGATAGTTTGTTTTTAACATAATTAATATTTCTCTCTTTAGTATATATACCTTTGCCATTGCAACTGGCTCTGAAGCAGTTCCACATTATAGTACCATCTATTTTAGAGATAGATAATTTCTTGGGAACATAACAGAACGGACAGGTAATCACTTTGCGTTCACCATCCATTAGAGGTATATTCTTAATTATGTAGAGTTGTTCTGAGTAAGTCATTCTCATTCCTAGTAGTTGGTTAGGGTATGTTACCTCGCGGCAACATCCGAAGGATACACTAATTTAACAATCTGTCAATGTTTTGCCTAACAATTAGTTAGTAGAACTTAAAAGTATTTAAAGTTAACAGTTTATAACACTCTGGATTCCTAAGTCATTGTTTTATATGGTAAAACTATTAATCAATTGGTCGTTGGTTCGATCCCAACCGCCGGAGCCAACTATCTGATATCGTTAGATAAATTGGCAGTTTTAGGTCAAAAAAAAAGCAAAAATTCATAGAAAATTGCTTTGCTTTTTTCTTGCTTTTTTTTCATAACCAGAATCATTCGGTTTTCATTAGAGCAGCCCACGACTCAGGATATAACTGCCCCATCTCATGGCTGATAGAATTAGCAACTGTTCGAGTTTCTTGCTGAGAGTCCTCTGCACAACGCAGTACACACATATTGGCAAAAG